GTTATGCTACAGAGCAGATACTAAATGATCCTATCAATATGCCTAGTGTTGATAGACAAAAACATTTTGAGAAAAATGCAAAGTTATTAGGTGACTATTTACTTAAAGATATAAATGTAAATATTATCACACAAATAGCATACGAGAGATATCCTGTCATCAGACAATACAAAGGTATAAGATTTAGTGATCTTGAAATGGGTGATATGAAAATAGAAATGTCATCTAAGTATCATACTGTGAACACAGGCTATATCGTTCCTGTAGGGAGAGTAATGCACTATGCTAATGAAAACAAATGGTGTGCATATTTGCGAATGAGTAAGTTTCCTGTCTTGAATCAATCTGATAGACCAAAACATATTTTTACAATGGAAGAAATCAAAAGGTGTTTAGAGACTAATGCAGACTTTCAGATAAAATTATTGTTTGTATTTCTAATTTATACAGGTGCAAGAATACAAGAAGCATTAAATGTAAAATGGTCTGATATAGACATGGCTAAACGAACAATAAGATTGTGGCAGAATAAACAAAAAAAAGAGAGGGTAGCTCCTATACATAGCACACTTTATGAATGGCTAATGAAAATAAATGATAGGGAGGGTTATTTGTTTGAATGGAGAAATGTAAAGGAGAGGAAGAATACAGAGTTAGGTCTGATACCTCGATGGGATTATATGCTTGAACAAGCTGGAGTTGATAAGAATAAGAAACGCCATGCCTGTAGGCATACATGGGCGACAAATCTTTCAGTATATAGTAATGCTACACCACAAGATTTAATGGATATTGGTGGCTGGAAAGATTATAGATCAGTAATGAATTATGCTCAGTCAAATGATGATAGAGTCAAAGAAAAAATTAATCAATTACCATAGGGTGTATAGTTCAGTGGTAGAATGTTTGCTCGACACGCAAAAGGTCATAGGTTCGAGTCCTATTACACCCACCACTTTTTCAACACTTAGATAATTTTTGGCAGTAGATATAAATTGACACTGCCTCGACACTACTTTATAGCTATGTATGATTCATGAAAATCATGGATTTTTAGGGAAAAGGGTGTTGGGGAAATGACAGGGAATGAAATAAAATGTCAACACATTCTCAACACTCTTATTTTTTTGCAAATGTTTTTACATTAGTTGGTTTACCACCAACTCCTTGAGCCTTTGATCTCTTTCTTCTAACAGCAGATTTGATTTGTGATTTAGTCATTCTTGCAGCTTTTGATGCTGGTACACACTTAGGATATTTTCGTTTACTACCTTTGGCAGTTTTTCTTCCACACTTGGCATAACCACCACCTTTTTTTGGCGAACCTATATCAACCCAGTCGTTTTTAAACCAACGAGTTAATCCACCACTAGCTCTGCTCATGCTTTTTTGGTTCTATAACCCCCACCTCTTTTTTTGTAAGTTTTGACTAACCAAGCATTTGCGTAGGCACTTGGATAAACATCAAACTTTCTTTTGGCTTCTGCTTTTACTCTTGCATATAAAGCCTTATTAGTGGGTACATTCTTAGTTGCCATGATTAACCTTTATGTTTCTTTTGAATTGTGAATTTAGCTGACAATGATGCTCCCTTATGAGGTTTGAATTTACCTTCATGTTTCATTAATTTGTAAGTATTACCTGACTTCATGAAATGAAACCCTTTAGGAGCTTTGATTGATTTAGTTGCCATTACTTTTTCTTCTTTCTTTTTTTAAGTTTTTTAAAGTCTGCACCTGTAATTTTTTTTCTTGGTGGTGCTACTGAAGCTAACTTCTTCTGTTTTGGTGAGTATTTTGAAAAAGGCATTAGTAACTCATCTTTTTAGTTTTTTTTGATTTAGTCTTTTTCTTCTTCTTAGGTTTCATAACCTTAGTCTTTTTTCCATATCCGTATGCCATAATTTATCCTTTCCTTAACAACCCCAAGCTCTGCGACTCCAATAGTTAGCAGATAACTTGTTGTTCTTTCCTTTGATACCACCTGATCTCGCACAATAAGATTTCTTACGAGCTGGTTGGTTTTTCTTAATGGTCATAGATTTATCACCGAAGTTAATCTTTTTGACCTTATCGCCATCTTTTACAAAGACTTTGAATTTTTTTACATCACCTCTCATTGGCTTATTAAGAGGAACTTTTTTACCTTTATAAATAGCCATAAATAATTATTTCTTTTTAGTTAAAAGACCAGCCGCACCTTTGACTGTCTTAATACCAAACGATGCACTAATTATTAAAATTAAACAAGTAGAGAACCACGATGGGGTACTCTGTTCTAAAAATCTAAAACCTTTTTCTACATAAGGTTGTGTCCAAGGTAAAAAACACCCTAATAAAATTGCTCCAAAAACCACAGTCCAAAATTCATCTTTCCAACTATTTTCCATCTGTGATACTGCTGACTGCTCCCATGCAACTTTACCAGCAATCTGATCTTCTTTTAATTTAGTCTTTGCTTTTATTTCAGTAACAGCTAATTCTGCTTTTGCTTTCTTTGTATCAGCAAATCCTTTAACTGCTTCAGTAGCTACTCCTAACAAAGGCTTAATTAACATTTGTATCATACAATACTCCTCATGATATCTGCCAGTTCGTTTGCTCTGTTTGGAGTTTGATTTGCCCAACGACTATCGAGCATTTCTGAACTAGCAGATACATAGTCTTTTTTTATAAGACACTCTTTAAATTTTACAAATTTAGATAGTCTAGGTAGTCCTAGCTGAAATGCCATATTAATAACACAGCCAAAAGCACGAGGATCAATATCTTGCCCTTCGATGAAAGTCTGTGCATCAATGGAAGCTTGTCTAAAGTCTTGTTCAAAGAGTTCCATAATTTTGTCATCTTCATATTCTACTCCTTCCTCTAAATTGTCTGATGGTAAAACTAAATGCCCTATTCCTATTGTGGCATTTCCCAAATGATCGAGGTAAATCTTATTTCTCTTACCTTCATGTTTGATAATTTCTTCTTTTATTTCTTCGTACATATTTACTCCAATTTATTTGTCAGATAAAAGATAGTTCTCTATCCAAATTATCTTCTCTTTAATGACAGCTATGTCTTGTTGCATTTGTGTAATAGAGTCTGCTTTTTTTTCAACTGCCTCTAGTCTCTGACTCCATGTACCCCAAGTAATCAGCATTGATGCGGCTATTACTAAATAGGGTGCAAGTGTTTTTATGTTTATGTTCATTTAGACCACTCCACCTTAAACTCGTTACCCTTTTGGTCTTGGATAGACATAGTTTGTTTTTCTGTACCAAAAATCTTAGGTGCTAGTTTACCAGCCTTGAAATGAACATTTTTTTGTATGATCTCTAACAGTTTAACTTTAGTCATATTTAATTTAGGATCTGTTTTTGCTTGTTCTAACAAAGTATCTAAATCTTCAATAGTGTATAAAACGCTATCATGCTTTGCTTGTAAATATTGTTTGTTTAGTTTTTCGTCTTTGTTTATCCATTGTCTCAGAGTAGTCCAAGATACATCTAGTTCTTTGCAACATTCACGAATGGTTTGACCTCTTGCTAACATTTCAAACAAGTCTGATAAGATAGACTGTTTGTATTTGCTTGGTCTGTTGCCTTGTTTTCTTACTACTGCTGTTGTCATTATTTCACCTTTGCTGACATATCACTCAATGGATTGTTCAATGCCTTGTTAATTTTTAAGTCTATGTTTTCTTCTAGTAATTTCAACTCATCTAAAAGTTCACGATTATCTTCTTTTTGTCTATCCTCGACATCATTAACTATCTCAGTTATGTGCCTAATGTCAGAGTTCATGGATCGTAAATCTTGTTTTAGATCGTTCTTCAATTCTGTGCTTACACCAGCTACAAGCTGTACTTCTTCAAGGATCATAGACATCTCGCCTTTAATCATATCTAATTCTTGCTCGATCAACTGAAGTCTTTTGTCCATCTCAGCTTCAGCTAGTTCAATCTTTTTATCAAAACCACTAAGGTCAGGTGCAACAAAGTCTTGCACTTGCTGTTTCATATCAAGGTAATCGTCATAAAACTTATACCCTGTCCAGCCACCACCTATGATTGTACCTATAAGAGATAGAATGATAAAAAATTTACCACCTGTAAATTTCATTCCTTGATACTCAATACTGGGCATTAATCATATCCTCCATAGTTTGTCCTTGTGCTTGTTCAAACAAGACTCCAAACTGATCTTGTAAGGATTTATCAAGATATTGATTGATATTCGTGTCTTGTATTGTTGCCTGTGCATCAAAGAAACCTTTGGTGTCACCAAGTATTTGCATCACAATCAATGTTTTGATCTGTGCAGTATCATCGTATCTTTCTTTATCGTCTATTTTCTTTACGATTTTAGTAGCAACCTTTTCTTTTTTAGTAGGTTCTTTGACAGGTTTTTTAGGTTCTTCCTTTTCAACTTCTTCTTCTTTGCTTTCAGCTTCTACTGGTGCTTCTTCTGTAGTTTCTTCTACAGTTTCAGTTTCTTCAGGCTTTTCATCAGATGGTTCTTCTGCTTGAGCAACCTCTACTGTTTCTTCTACTTCAGGTTCAGGTAACTCCAGCTCCATCTCCATTTCAATCTCTAATTCTAATTCTAATTCTGTTTCTATCTCAACTGCAACAATCTCAGGTTCAGGTAAATCTATCTCAAAATCTATTTCAAACTCTTGTATCTCTAGCTCTACAGTTTCGTATGTGATTTCTTCTGTTTCAGGCTCTATAGGGGTAAAATTTATCTCGCCATCATCAAAACTTACATCATTATATTCAAAAACTTCTTCTATAAAATCTAACTCTGTCGGATCAAA